GTATTGATGGTCCTAGATCTATTGATCTCAAATCTTCTAAGTCTGTTCTTGGTTGTCCCACTATTGGATTAACCCCAAAGTATCTATCACCTGTTACTGGATTAGGGATGGGATCTCGTATTGGATCAATTGGATCAACCATTGGCACCATATTTGCGATAGAAGGCTGTGAAACGCCCATAGAAGGCATCATTTCACTTTCTAGTGGTCTACCACCAGAAAGCTCTGGAAATGTTCCTTGGGGCAATAAACCAAACTCAACAGGATCAGGAGCAGGCTGACCCATTCTTCTAGCAATCTCTGCCTCAATGTTGAAACGCCCAACAGGACCAAGCATTGTCATTGGTGTCATCGGAACACCCATGTCTTTTTTGGTTTCATCGTAAGCCATTTTACCCAAAGTTCCAGCAAGACCAGCCAAACCAGCCATTCCTAGGGCGCCCATTCCGCCACCTTGACCGCCAAAACCTCCGCCTTGACCGCCAAAAAGCCCACCAATGCCTTGCGCTATTCTTGGACCAAGGGTTCCACCAAAAGGTCCTGTCTGCTGTGGTTGTCCATAAATAGGAGCACCTGTTGCTGGATCCGTGCCAATAATTTGTGGTTGATTATATAAGCCACCACCAGCTTTATAAGTCGCAAGCTGTGCATCTATCGCTGCAACTTGTGCTGCATCACCAGAAGCAAGTGCAGCCTCTCTAGCAGCTTCTAAACTTCTTACAGCAGTTGAGCTGGGGTCGGCACCCATGATTTTTTCAAAAGGACCGCCACCAAATAAACCAGATCTGGTCGTCAAAGCACCTTTAATACCACCGAATCCGCCAGCCGTACCGCCAGCAATCGATGAAACACCGGGTATTCCTAGATTTGCAATGCCACTCATCACAGAAGAGCCTATACTTCCTAGTGCGCTACCAAGACCGGGTGATAGTTTGCTGATTCCACTGACAACTTTACCGCCTATGCCACCCAGTACACCGCCCAATGCAGTTCCTACACCGGGTATAAAAGCAGCCACAGGGGCAACTTTCTTGACGACTTTGCCTATGCCTTTGATTAGTTTCTTGAAGAAACCGTATTCTGGAAGACCAGTCTGCGGATTAAGTGTCGCAATGCCTGATCCCACAACACGCTCTTCTGGCGTTATGTTGTATTCTTCAAACTTTCGTTGAAGCATTGCCTCAAACTCTGGATCATCGTTGATGATCTGTGGTGGTACGATTGTGTCTCCAAACTCAGTGTGAACGAGAAATTGATCGTCTCCTGTGCCCATTTGCTCTATTTGTGTAGAAACCTGACCAAATGGTGCACTCTCTCTCATACGCGCGTTTTCAATCTCTTTCATGAGTTGAGCGCGTTCTTCTGGGGTTAGCTCATTTAATGGGCTTATGTCTGGTTGGTAATTCGGTGAAAGTGGCAGATTTTTCATTGTTTCGGCAGGCACATTTCTATCGCGCGGAAGATTTTGCATACGCGGTGCTCCAAAATTCTCTATTCTTTGTCTTAGTTGTTCGCTTATCGCCATATTCAGCTCGTAGTTACTGTAACGCTCCCTACACTCATTGTAGCACCTAAACCAGTGGGATATGTCTGATGATTATATAAATCTCTTAAACGAGTGCCATCAAACCCCTGATGGATGCTTCTTGTAGTATTAAATATTATCGCACCAGTTGCAAACTGTATAGTATCAATTTCTGTGTCGTTAAAGCTAGGTATTTGCTCTGGATCGATTGCATTGAGGTTGATCTCAAGTATTCGTATCAAGCGATTGTATAGCTCTGGCGTGACCTCTCCATTGGCAAAAGGCAAACGAGTAGGAAGTAATTTGCTCATGCACCGCGCCTTCCAGAAGGCTGTATGTCAATGCGCGTAGAGCCTACACGCCATTTGTAATCTTTGCGATCCTCAGTGTTATTGTCATCATCTGACTCGAAACGAAGCACGAACTGCCTGCCTCTGGCTCTAACAAAACTTTGATTTGTGGTTGTTTTTATTTGATTGGTTGAATTTGTTGTTAGACTTTCACCATTGAAATCTCGGTTTTTCAACACGATATTCACAGCAGGATCAGGCGATGTGCCAGTTTGCGTCACAAATTTAACATCTGGGATAATCCTTTTAACAAAAGCTAAATTTTCACCGTCCTGCAAATCAATATCTGCCGATTCTATGTATACATTGTCCATTGGGCTTTCATCATCATTGTAACCGTTTTCGTGCTCGTAAATATAATATGTGCTAGATGAAACGCCTGATGCAGTCGGTTTATTTTTAATGCCTGAGTCAAGCCATGCGTGACGAACCATAGAGCCAATAGACCAATTATTTTCTTGATAGTTGTACATCGCATATCTTGATATTTCTTTTGTGTCATCAGTCATTGATGGATAGAAAAACCAGACCTCAGAAAATTCTGCGTTCAAAGCAACATGACACTTAAACGCTTGTGACTGGTCCAAATCTTGAAAAACATATTCTTGTACGCTGCAAGGCAATTTTTGCACGGCACCGTTATAAAAGTAAAACCCTTGTTTGCTCATATAAAAAACACCGTTTGGTGCGTTCACAAAGGCTTTTGGTCCAATTAAACCAGCGCCTTCATTGATTAAGTTCAATGAAAATGTCAAAGGCGGTCCAATAAAATTCATAGCATAGATGCTGGTATCGGTCCATATTAAAACCTCTTGTCTGGACTTCATACCACCTACAATTTGCGAGCCAGAAGATAATCTCAAAGAGCCTGCTGTGTTTGTGCTTGTTGGTTCAAAGTCCAAAGCGTTTTCTTGATCGGAAAAAGCCACCAACATTGGATCAATAGTGCCTGTTCTTGTGCTTCCAGACAAAGGATCGGCACCCAATACGATCAAATGACGATCCGTTTCTGATGTAACAACCTGCAAACCAACTGTGGGCACTTGATTTGCTCCAGATACAGACGATAATTCAACAGCCCTTGTGCTCACACCATCGTTTTCTAGCCATCTGTATATACCGCCACCGCGTACATTCATAATTAAATCTTCACCAAAATTATCATGTGTCCATAATCTGAGCTGGTTTTGCGCTGAAATAGAGCTCACTGAGCCAAAACCGCCATTGCCCCAACTATTGAGACCCCAACCTGTGCCCTGCACATAATTATCCAGACCAACATTGACCTGATATGCGCCAACAACGCTTGATCCACCATTCCCTGTGTCACTTGCGTTTGCTGNNTTGGCTTCGATTGTGTAACTGTTTGCATCTACAATGGTTGCTATTTGATACTCTTGGTTCAAGACAGAAGCAATGATGTTGCCACCCAAACTAGAAGCCCCACTGAATGTCACAAAGTCATTTTGAACAGCACCATGGGCTGTGTCTGTCACAGTTATTGTTGCATCGCCATTGGAAGCTGAAAAAGTTACATCTCCAGCAGATGTTGTTGATCTGATTGGAGTGACATCATTATATGATCCACCTTCCTCAATATAATATTTGAGCGTGGTTCCCAAACCCATGTAACGACTACCGCCTAGAGAAATCCATTGATGTAAGGCTCTACAAATGCCTAAAAAACTGTTCGTGGAGTATTTGACCCAACCACCTATTTTTTCTACACGATTTTTTCTAAAACGAATGAGATTGCCGTCTACCCAACCGCCTTCGTTTGAGTAATCGGTTTCTTCTTTATTGATCCCTGCTTTAAATTCTACTTTAGATAGAGGCATAGTAAACTTCCTTACAAAAAGTCTACCATAAAACTCCTAGACTAAGCCAAGCGAATGATCGCACCTGTGGCTGTAGCACTAGGGAAAACAACCGTAAAGTCTCCAGCAGTTGATGTTTTATCGCCACCGAAGTCTATAGCACATATAGCTTTATTAGAGTTGGTTGAATTGTAAATCAAACAACCCCTAGCCGTGATTGTAGCTGTGCCAAAAGTCAAATCTGCAAAATCACAGATTGCTGTGGTACCAGATGTAGTCGGTGTCACATTTGTCAACGCTGAACCACCAGAACTGTAGTTTGTGCCAGATGCTTGACCTGTAGTGGTAAATGCAGTCGTGCCAGCCCCCAAAGTTGCAGAGCTTGTATAAAGCGCCAGTTTGATGCTGTCAGCACCATTTGTAAGATTATGACCCTCTACAAGTATTTCTTGCTTGAAGCTGGTGCATATTGCTGATGTTATTGCCATAATTTTCTCCTACGGGTTTNNGTTATTGCCATTATAGCTCCTTAATAATTCTAGCCATGTCTTCATGACCTTGACTAATTAGTAAATTCACCATAGTCACTTTATTAGATTCTATACTATGTTTCATGGCAAGCAAAATGATTTGATAAATATAATTCCTGTAAGCATTTGCTTGTTGTCTCACATGTTCTGGCGCATCTGCTGAAACATCACATATTTTTTTTGTTGCCTGCTCCGCCCAAAACTCTGGATCGTGCCCTTTGTTTTGTGTCGTATGGACGCTCACATTGCCCAACTTTATGAAACTATCGTTCATCCTTTGTACGGCTCTGGCGGTTTTTCATGTTGTATGATAGTGAGATTGTCTTTTTGTAAAGCGCCTTCTACATCACTGACAGTGCCGACAACCCATTTACCATCATG